ATTGGCGTAGGGTCTTGCACTTCAAGGATTGAGTTGCAAGTGTTGCATTTGAAATCGTAGTTAGGCATTTTTTCTAATCCAAACTTGGTAGTTATGTTCTAGTATTGTTATCTTATCTTTATATGTTTCTAAAAACCAATCAATTGCTGGCTTAGGACAATCGATATTATCTTGCCAAAGATAATCATCAAAGGCTAGTATGCCTCCAGGTTTTAATGCTTCCCAACTATGAAATGCATCATTTCTTACTGCATATTCAGTATGATTGCCATCTATATATATAAAATCTATATAGTTTGGTTTAACCGTTGATAGATATATAGAAGAATCTTCTACTATAGAAAGAAGATTATTGTATTTTTTAGTGCGTTCTAAATAAGTTAAATGAACATCTTCAAAGTCTATATTCTTATGTTCTTCTTCGTCTGAACCTTTCCAAGTATCAACATCTACAAGTAAAGATGATTCATCAGTAAGAATATTATCTAACAACCATATAGTAGCATCACCCGTAAATGCACCCACTTGTATAAATTTTAAATTAGGTTTGTCTTTAAAATGTGCTAGATAAGTTTTAAAATTATACTCTGCATTAACAAACCAATTAGGATATTCAGACACAATCATTCCCATCTATTTCTGTAGGTGCGGTTGCTATCGCACCGCATAATACACAGGTTTGCTCTAGTAAATACATGCCTATTGTTCTGTCTTCTTTATCCCAAACCACTTTAATGTTCCACATCTCTGACCCGCATATGCAGGTAAAGATAGGCTCACCCCTCAGGTCGAATGTCATCTTGTTCCTTAGAATGGTTAGCATAATGAAATGCAATTATGTTTACAACTGATTGGTCGTGTTCGATATTGCTGTGAACACTCCAATTACAATCAAGATGGGGGCAATTGATTTTGTTCATTTTCTACCTCATCATCTTCAGTATTGGATTGTGGCTTCCAGCCACCTAAGTTTTTAATTAATGAGTTGATAGCACGTTGCACCTTCATGCGTGCACCATCAGGTGTGCTGTCCATTTCTTTTGCTAAGACTGTCCAGTCTGGTTGCTCTATACTAAAGCGTAAGCGTAAAACATTTTGCTTTGTTTCAGATAGTTTGTAGTAAGATGATGCTATATCAGAGCGAAGGGCTAACCAATTGTTGCCATCAGTTACATTATCGCTACCAAACTTAGAGTTAAGGTCTTGAATTTTAACTGGTATTGTATAACTTTCTGAGATAATAGAAGGCAGGAATGCTTCTACTACTGAAGGGTCATAGTAATACAAGTCAGACTTATCGTAACCTATCTTTTTTGCTTTTTCATATTCACAAAATTTTAATGCTGCATTGCGTAGTGACTTAGCAATTAACTTGTCGCGGTCTTTCTGTTCTAACTCTGACCATTCTTTATACTTACGTGGATGTGCAACAAACCATACCCATAGTTCTTGCGCAATATCATCACGCTCAATCATTGAATACTTGCGGCTGTATTCAGCCGCTAATGCAATGACCATGTCGTTGTATTCCGCAATGTAATTACTCATGGAATATTAATTTCTCCATTGATAATTGATACTGCGTGTGGAGTAACTTTACCCTTTGATTCTACTAAGATACCAATGCCCTGTTGCCAGTTGGCATTGCCTGATGTTAGGTAGTGAGCCTGTTTTATATCCATCATATGTCCAACTTCAAGACCAAACAATGTATGTGTGTTGCCATAGAAGCCACGAGTTTCATGTTGTAATCCAACTCTGTGCGTGTGTCCACACACAACTGACTTGCCTAAAGACTTGGCTAAATTTAAAGCAGTAGCCCCTGGTGCACGGTTAAGTGCGCCTTCATCGCCATGTGCCATTACCCAGCCAGGAAGTAACTCGTGCATACGATGTAGATATGTAACACCTAACTTGTCGTAGCCTAGTAGTGTTTCAATCTCTAATGATTTAAGTGATGAGAATGCAGGTGCATACTTGCGCATGTATGTATCAATGCGGTCAGTATGATTACTGCGTTGAATATAAAACTTTTTATTTTTACCTAACGCAGCACGAAATGCTGCCATGATTTCGTTTGTCTTATCAATACCTTCTTGCAATGTGTCAGCGTATTCACCAGCCATACCTTTGTTCCAACGGCTAGGTTCAGGTGCATCTAGTTCATCACCTACACACCATAGTTCATCAGGTTTATAATACCTCACGAAATCTATTGTGGTCTGCACGCTGCGCTTGTCGTGATACGGAATTTGTAGGTCGCTCAGGACTACTACTCTTTTTGTCATGGTTTACCTTTTCAACAATCGGTTCATTGGTAACGCCTTCCCATTGTCCACGTTGGACAAGTAACCCAATGATAGCGTAGTTAGCCAGGTCTATAAGTGTATCTTCAATTGATTCATAGTTGGGCGTGTCGCCTGTATCTATAAGGTTGTTAAGCCTTGCAAGTTTGTCATACATACGCACACGCAGTCCGTTCATTGGACCGCCAGGTGCGCCTGCAATATTCATAGGACCGTAGTCTTCGTGCTTCTTGTAAAGTATCTGAAGTAGGCGGTTTACAATGACTTCAGCGTTTTTCTTATCCTTCATTTAGTATGTCCTTAATGTGATTATCTACATTTCTCATTGCTTCTTGGATGCTTAACTCTTCCCATATTACATCACCGTTGCCATCTTTAGATGCAACTAAGATTGCAGCCATTGCTATAAGTAATTTCTTTCCTTCTTCTACATCCTCTTCAAGTGTTTCATATATATCTTGAAGGACTTGAATGACATCCATCATTCTAGTTTCTGATACTGGTATACCAACTGTAAAATCTAAGTGTTTAATATGTTCCCAGAAACTACTGTCCAGAGGTAATGCATTCCCTGATTCGCTCATCTATCCATCCGCTCCCTTGTTTAGTTATCGTGCTGTTTACATCTTCACCCTCAGGCATACTGATGATGTTGACATTGCCTAACTCTCTACTTACTTTTTTGCCGAACTCTAACCCTGCTGTGTCACCATCTGCTAATACAATCACGACATCGAAGTCGTCAAGTATCTTATTGTAGTGTGGCTTCCAGTTGTTAGCACCTGGAATACCTACTGTTGGGTGTGTAGTTTTAACTGACATCATGATGCAATCGAACTCACCTTCGGTGACGCAGATATATTTATCTGCAACAAAGCAGGCTTGTGTATTAAACATAGTTGTCTTGCTGCCTACTAGTCCTAGATACTTAGGGTCTTCACCATGCATACCACGAAATCTAATATCAACTACACCTGACGGTGTTATGTATGGTATTGCAAGCCTACCTTTGTATGGCTCATGACCTGGAAGAGGTTCGTCTACCACTCCCAGATGAAATATGTTTGCCTCTTCTACCGATAGACTGCGGTTTTTTAGATAGTCTTTTGCTATTTCTATTTTGCTGCTGTATCTCTGTGTTGCCTGTAGCAAGAACTGACGCTGCGAATTTGATAGCCTCACGATAACTCTTTTCTTCTTTGTGCATTATGAGTGAGTATGTATCACCCTTTACTCCACATCCATGACATATGAATGCATTTTTATCATAGTTAACTGCTGCGCTTGCATGACTGTCGTCATGAAAAGGACATTTCATCTTGCGCCAGCCGTTGCCCATTGCAGGCACGGCTGCGCCTATATAATTGAGATACTCTTCAATGCTTGCCTTGTTCATCTGTATGTCCACCAATCAAGGCTCGTGATAATAAATCTACATAAACATGTCCAGGCATAGTGCAATACCAATCAGCAGGGCTTCCCCTACCCTTCCTCTTGTGCCACACTACGCCTGTCCATGCTTTATCGTTAGCCATTTCGGTTAACAATTCTTCTATCCATCCACCAAGATTCATTTTGGCATGATTTTTTATTTCAATTGTAACTCCAGGTATACCACTGATGTCACCTTTATCTAGTGTTGCACCAGCCAGTCGCCTATCTACATAAGGAAACCACTGCTTAAGATACTTAACTACATCTCGCTCTGCGCCTGAGCCTTTGGCTTTGGCTGCATTACTCATACTTGTAATACTGTCTGATTATAATCACGGCTGATGTCCTCAAGATACATTGATGCTGGGTCAAATGATAATGATACGTATGTGTTGCCAGTAAAGTCTGCTTTGCCATAGCGATTTTTAACTGGGGCTACACACAAGTATACATCTTGCCCTTGCATCTGTTGTCCTATTGTTAATACCATTGCTGGTATCTGGCTGACCATACCTTGTAGTGCTGAACGTGGCTGGCATGGATTACCAAACGCACCTTCTTTAGTATGGTGTAACACCAATACGCATGCATTGGTATCTCTTGCAAGATACTTAAGTTCTTTCATGACTGCACGCATAGCAGCAAATTCTTCGCCACCATCTGTTGCTATATCCATTAAGTTATCTACTACTATAAGCGCAGGGCTTCTGCCCCACATAGTTTCAAATGCAGACACTTCATCATCTAAATCTTTGAGTGATGGACTAGGTTCAAATGACCAGTATAAATTATTAAACTCTCTCAAGTATTGTTCTGCTAATCCTGGCTGTGTCTTGAGCATAAGTTCTGCTGCTGATTGAGTTATCTTTGCTTTCATTGCAAGCAAACGCATAGCCATAGTATGTGCATTAGTGTCAGCAGAGAAATATAATGTTGGTTGTTTTAATCTTGCTGCTACATGTAATGCAATACTTGACTTGCCTGAGCCTGGAGTTCCAGCAATGATAGTAACTTCTGCTCTACGCAGAATGATTCCTTCACGTTGGAAAGCCTGAAAAGGTGGGGGTAATGGTTCTCCCCCTACCTCTGCTTTGCCTATACTACGGCGTAATGTTTTCATCTATGCCTTTGTTTGGTCTGCTACGAATGTAGCAAACTCTGGTGAACCTGCTTTGACGTATTGTGTTGTGCACTTTGTTGGGTCGCCTTGTTTAGCAGGGCAGAAGTGTCCTTTGTATGGACCAAACTTACCTGTTAAACCATGGATGCGAGTCATTGCACCATGAGGACACATACGTGCACCTTGTCCTGGCATTGCTGATGGCTGCTCACTAATGATTGTTCCGCCAAACTGTGCAGCAACTGTTGCTGCTTGTGGTTGTGGTGGAACTGCTGCATTAGCACCGCGCACTGCTGCTTCTAGTTCTGCTGTTGCAGATGTTAGTGATGCAATTGATAATGCAACAACTTGGTCTAGTTCTTCTGCTGTTGTAGCACGCAGTGTTACTAGTGAACCTGCTGCTGACTTAACTGTGATGCTGATTGGTGCTTCGCTGTGGGTCATTCATTCTCCTTGATAGGGGTTACTATAGATTTCTTTGCATCTCTAAAGTTTCTTACTTTCATTGCTAACTCTATACCTTTCCAACCTTGTTTGATGTCAACGAAATGCAGTTCACATTTACCACTACCTGCTGGTAAGTGGACAATGATTCCCTTATTTTGATTGACATCTCCCCATGCTGAACGGGTTGCCGTAGCGGGGTCATACGGCAAGCCGTGTGCGTATACCGCTAACTGCA